TATTGGAGTTTATGCAAACTTTAATATTAACATAACTCCAAACTTTGGAGGCGGCACAATTGGTACCATTGCAGGATCAGGAACTTCTGGTGCACCATGGACTGCTACTATTACAGGTATGACTTCTACTTCTGGTATGTTGGTAGGTAACACATTAAGTGCTACTGCCGGTACCGGTACGTTATACGGAGGTACTCCAACTACTATTGTTATTACAAGTATTGTATCAAGCACAAGCATTACCTATGCTGTAGTTGGAGGTACAACTCCTACTGCTGGTACAGTTACATCTATTATATCTGCCAGTGCGTTTACTAGTGCAACAATTGGCGGACAAAACGTTCTGTTACTAACACTAAGTACCAGTGGTTCAGGTGGTGTAAGTAGTACAGGTCTTGCGTCTCCGTTATATGATGGCCAACTTGTACAACTACGTGTTTTACAAAACTTTAAGTTTTACGAAATTGATAACGTTAACCCAACTCGTCCAAGTACTGCGGTACAATTTACTGACAACTTAGGTAGCATCTATCGTGTTTTAACATATAACTTAACAGAAGCTACAAATGAAATATTGCCGGCTAATCAGGCTATTCTAAGTACTGACCAGTCTTTTGCATATTATCTATTCCAAGCAGATACTGCTAACGTTACTAAGACCGATCCAATTGATGGCGGTGCAAAGACCATGGGTGCTACACCAGGGGATACACGAATTGCGGTTACCGTATTTGGACCACAGGCAAGTATTGACCAAGTTAATAAAGGAACTTATGCATTTGCGTTTGGCGGTAAAGTACATCAAATTGTAAATTACACACCGCCAGTAACAACAACTATTATTACAGGTTATAACCCAACAGGTAGTTCTGGAACTACACTTGTAGTTGGAGGAACATTTACAGGCACAATAACTAGCGGTTCTGCATCAATAACTAGCGTGGCTAGTTTTACTGGGCTAGTAGTTGGTGAAAGTATTAGAGGATTTGGTATTCCAGCTGGTACTACTATTATTAGTATTAATACTGGAACAAGTAGCATTAGTTTAAGTTCAGCAGGTGTTGCTAGTAGTTCTGCTACATTCTTATACGGTGGTGCCGGCAACCTTGTTACTGGTATGACTGTCAGTGGTAATGGATTTATTAATGCACAACAGATATTAACTATTAATCCTAATACTATTGCATCTTTTGCTATTGCTGATTCCGTGGGTACTATTACTGTTACTAGCGGAACTTACATAGTAGGTGAGGCAATTACAATTAGCGGAACATTTGGTGGTGCTGGTACACTAGTAGTTGGTGGTACAACATATGGTGCATCCAACACTGCTAATATGACTGCGGGAGTTATTTTCTACATTGGTAAAGTAAACAGTGGAACAAGTATTCAATTGTCTAGCACATACGCTAACGCAATTGCTGGTACTCCAACATTTATTACAAGTACTACTGGAACCCCAACTGGATTAACTTATTCAAGAATCAGCAATAACGTTGTGTTAAGTATAGCTCCAACCAGTACACCAAGTGGTAGTTTAACATTTACCAAAGCAACAATTCCTTATATTACATTAGGTGATATCAAATATAGCATTACAAGTACAAGTGCAACACCTATTACAGTTACTAGACCAATAAGCAGAGGTCAAGTGGCGGTTACATATCAACCAACAGGTAGCGTTACAGGTAACACTGTAAGTGGAAGTCCTAATATTCTTGGCGTATCTAGCTTAACTAATATTGTTGCTGGTTCAAGTATTCAGGGTGCAGGTATACCTAGTCAGTATGTTGTAACTGCTGTTAGTACAACAAGTCCAAGCACTATTAATCTAGTTGATGGAAGCGATGTAGTAGTTGGTAATACAATTACGTTTGATCCAAGTCAACCAAGTTTTGGTGGAATTCCAGTTAAAGGTGGATTAAACAGTTCAACAACTTATACAACTGTCACTGGTACCAGTGTTACTAGTGCGGCAACATATACGGCTGTAGTAACCAAATCTAGTAGCGGTAAAGGTACTGGTGCAAAATTTACTGTTGTAAAAACTGGCTCTGGCACTTCATACAACGGTGCAGTTACAATTACACTAGTTTCGCAAGGTGCGAACTATGCATTAACCGATACTATTACAATTAGTGGAGCAGTGTTAGGTGGTGGTGATAGTACTAACGACATGACATTTACGTTGGCTACTGCTGTTAACCAAGCGGCTTATTATGTTGTCAGTAAATCAACTAACGCAATAACTATTGCAACAACATTAGGCGGCTCTGCATTAACAAACATTACTACTGTAGCGGCAACAAGCACCATTGCTAGTTTTGCATTTGCTGATACTGTTGGTACTGCTACTGTTACAAGTGGAACATACACAATAGGTCAAGCTATTACTTTAACAGGAACTCCAACTGCTGGCGGCATTACTACTCCAGCGTATGTTACTGGAACAACTTATTATGTTGGTAAAGTAACTAGTGGAACTAGTATTCAACTTACTAGCTCATGGGTTAAAGCAACTCTTGCTATTCCAGTATTTGATTTATCAACTACTATTGGCACATTAACTCCAGGTGTAACTGCTACATTAACACAACCGTCTATTAATGGACGTACAGATAATTTGGTTATAAGCACAAGTAGTACAACAACATTTACAGCTACTCCTGATAATTCCAGTACTACTTTGACATCGGTTAGTAGTTTTGCTAACTTAGTAGTAGGTGCTACCATTACTGGAACTAATATTGTTGCTGGTACAATCATTACAGCATTGAATGTTGCTGGAAGTACTATTACAATGAGTTCTGCCGCTAGCGGTGCGCCCGGCCCAGTTCTTATTACATGTTCAACAAACACTATTGTAACTAGTGCAAATTCAACAGCTACCGCAACAGATCAATTTATCACTTATAACAATTTAAGTACAACAATTAAAATTTTTACAAACGAAAGAAGTCAGTTTATTGTTGCAGGAATGACTATATTTGGTAGCGGATTTACTAGCGGACAAACTGTTACTTCAGCAACAGTAAGTACAGCCGGCGATAATGCTACTGTTCTTGTTATTAGTGCGCAACCTGATAGTACACCATTTGGAACATTAGGATTTACAACTTTAACTAGTAACAGCGGCCCTTGGTACACAACATTACAAATACCAACTCAAAGTGTTGCTCCTGTAGTTGATACATTCTATTCTGTAACAGGCAACGGTAATAGTGGTTATAATCAATTTGTACAATGCGTAGGTAGTTCAACTACTAGCATTACTTTAGCATACAGTACTGATCCAGAAACTGTAACTATAACTACATATAACCCAACTGGTTCTAGCGGCACAACAATGAAAGTTGCAAGTACTACTGGTATCAACATTGGAGATTTAATACGTGGTGGTGGCACTGGTGGTTTCTTCTTAGGCCAAACTGTTACTGCAATTGTTGACGGTGTTACATTAACTATTAGTGCTCCTCCAAGTGGAACACCTAATGGTAACTTGACATTTAATGATCCGTTCTTAGTGGCCGCACCAACTACTATTACTCCAATTATTACTGGTATTAGTCGTGCAATGAGTACTGTAACATCAACTCCGTTACGTGCTGGTTACTTGCAAGGAACAGCCGCACAGATTACTACACGTATTAGTACTTGCCGTTGTTCAGCACATGACTTGTTGGACATTGGTACTGGTGGTTACAATACTACTAACTACCCATATCAAATTTATGGTAACCCTTATCAAAAGGCAGATCAAACTAAAGAAGTGTTAGAAGAAACAGTTGGTCGTGTGTTCTATGTGACCACTGACCAAAACGGTATCTTCCGTGTAGGTCGATTCTTTACAGTTGACCAAGGTACTGGTACAGTTACATTCTCCGCATCCATTGCGTTGAGTAACTTGGACGGTTTAGGATTCAAGCGTGGTGTTACAGTTAGTGAATTCTCAACAGACAGTTCAATGACAAACAATGCATCAGATACTGTGCCAACACAATCTGCGGTACGTGGATACATTGACAACAGACTAGGTGTACAACACTCAGGTGCTACAACTCCAGCTACATCGTTGATTGGTTCAGGATATATGAACCTAAGCGGACAGTTACCAATGAAAGGTAACCTGTCAATGGGCGGATTTACTATTGGTAGTGTAGGAACTCCAATCTTAAATACCGATGCAACAACTAAAATTTATGTTGACAACGTTGTTAACTCTCGAGATAGTTTGTACAAGTTAAAAGATACTGCGGCAAATATGCAGTTAAATTTTGCCAATGCACAACTCCCCGTATGGAGTTTTGCAACTACAAATAACAATTCAACAGCTGGTGCATGGACTAATGCAGGATTTGATATTTCCAGTGATGTTACTATTTCCTATGACGGTGCTATACTATTAAGTACTATTCAAGGTGCAGTGACAGCCGCCACTTACGCTAGCGGTGGTACAGCAACTAGTGGTTCATTTACTGGGGTAATCAGTGGCAATGTATTAACTGTTTCTGGAAGTCCAGGCGTTACAATAGTTAAAGGAATGGTGTTAACTGGTGGATCGGTAGTTGCTGGTACTTATATTGTTGACACTGGTTTAACTACTACATCAGTTAATGGTACAGGTAACGTTGGTACATATCTAGTTAATATTAATCAAACAGCCACTTGTACTGGTGGTACTGTTAATCTATTAACATTAAACAGTTCAACAGGTATTGTTACTGGAATGGTTATTAGCGGAACTGGTTATACATCTAGTCAATATGTAACTGGTATTACCAATACAACTGTTGTTACTACAAGCTCTGCTTACGACACAACACCGAGTGGTACACTAACATTCACACGTAATGGCGCAGTTAATAACGGCAAGGTAAGTTCAACGGCCGCTATTGCTCAAAGCAAATTAGCAATGACGTTGGCAACTGCTACAATTTCAGCTGTTCCAACACTAGTCAATGTTAACGCAGGAAGTTTTGTTGTAGGCAAACGTTATAGAATCTTAAGTCCAGGTAATACTAACTGGGCAACTCCAGGAACAGCTAACTGGGTAGGTGCTAATGCGGCTACTGCTGGAACAATATTCCAAGCAGTATCGGCTGGCGCAGGCACTGGCACTGCTACAGATATGGATGCGTTGCAAGCCGCAACTGGTGTAAGTCAATACGATAGTAGTCAATTTACTATAACTGACGGTTGGGTAACATTAAAAACATCAACTAGCACAAGTGACGGTATTCCTAATACCAAGTTGCAATGGGTTGCGGCAAATAGTTTGTTGGCAAATACTTCTGGGGTAAACGGTGCATTAGCGGTTACAACTTCTACAGCGTTGGTGTACAACGGTGACGGTGTTCGTAATGCCGATATTGCAAGTAACGGAAATACCACAACTATTCCAACATCCAGTGTAAACGCACAAGCTACTACAACAGGCGCTGTTATTAGAACAGCGGCTAAAACATATGGTTGTATTGGTATTACTGCAACTGGAGCAATATATAGTTTAGTTCAAACTGATGTTGGTGGTAACATTGATGTTAAGGGTATTAAAATAAATTCACTACCAAGCAGTGGAAATATTATACAAGTTCCAAGTACAACTTTAGAATTTTACACACCGGGTAATATTAAGTTTTTAACTTCAGCAGGAAACTCAACTGCTACTAATACATTCTTTGGTACCAGTGATTTCAGTAGTAGCGGAGCAGTGCTTAAGAGTGTATCACTAAGTGCAGGCGCGGCAGGCACTGATGGTTACATAACCGGAGCATGGCATTTAAATGCTAGTAGTTCGTTTGACACTTCATTAGGAGTGTTAAAATCAACTGTGATAACAACTGGTGCTGACAATTCTAACGGAACAATACAAGGTATTTGGACACTGGTGGGTGCAAGTAAGTTACAAGCTACATACGCCGACTTAGCAGAATATTACGAAGGTGATCAAGAATACGAACCAGGAACTGTTCTAGTATTTGGTGGCGAGAAAGAAGTTACTACTACTGATGCAATGAACGATACACGTTCAGCAGGTGTTGTAACAACTAATCCAGCATACGTAATGAACGATGGACAAACTGGCATACGTGTTTGTTTAGCACTTGCAGGTCGTGTTCCATGTAAGGTAGTAGGTCGTGTTAAAAAAGGCGACATGCTAACAACATCAAGTACACCGGGATATGCTGTTAAAGCTACTGATCCAAAATTAGGTAGCATTATTGGTAAAGCCCTAGAAGATAAAGACAACGGCGAAGCTGGAATTATCCAAGTTGCTGTAGGGAGAGTATAATGGCTAAACAAGTAATTAACACTGGCACTGCGGCAAATGCCAAAAACGGTGATCCGTTGCGCACGGCTTTTACAAAAGTAAATGCAAACTTCGATGAACTGTACACAGCTATGAATGCCGATGTGCAAATCCCAACACAGACTGGCAATGGTGGAAAGTTTTTAACTACTAGTGGTACTGTACTAAGTTGGTCAGACCCTTCCTTACAATCAAAAGCTGTTAGAAATGTTGGCTCAGTGGCCGCGGCTGGAACTGTTACTTTAGATTACAGTACAGATTCCGTTGTACGTGCTACAGCAACAGGGTCTACTATAACGATTGCCCACTCTAATATAACGTCAGGTAAGGTAGTAGAATTAATACTATCAAATACTAGTGGTGCGGCTTGTACAGTGACAGTAGGAGTTGCAGGAACAAATACTATTAATAACAGTACAACCTATGCCATTGGTAATAATACTACACATATTTTTACAGGTAGAAGCTTTGGAACAACAACCACTGACGTTTACGTTACAGTAGTCTAATACGGTAAATATACTAAAGAGAGCGCAAACATGCCAATTCAAACGATTAATATAGGAAATTACGCAAACGACGGGTCGGGTGATGACTTGCGTACAGCATTTAGAAAAGTTAACGAAAACTTTAGTTTGCTTGGAACTGATATTCCAATCTCCCAAGCATCGAACTTAGGTATTAATACTATTGTTGTTAATCGTTTTTTAACTAAAACAGGCACAGGCCCGTTTTTAGTTACACTAATTATTAGCCAACAAAGTGTTATACCAACAGCGAATCAGTACTTCTATCTAACTGGCAACACTAATACATTATATAACGGACACTGGTTCTGCACTGCTAGTTCTTCAACGCAAATTACATTGCGTTATCCTACCGATCCTGGTGTTTATGGAACTGCTGACGGTACAACTATTAGTGCTACTGTTGGTATTTTTAAAGATAAAAACGACACCACAGCAGAATTCAAAAGTATAACCAGTAGTGACAACAGTATTAACATTGTTCCTGGCACAAACATCATTGACTTAAAAAGCGGTGCCGGAGTTATAAATGATCCAGCTCCTGTATTAGGTGGCGATTTAAACATCAACGGTCACAGATTAATTGATGCAGTTGGCACAGGTGATGTGCAAACAACAGTGTATGGTATTAATGTCAAAGTGTTAGATGCAATGTTTGCCATGTTAATGCAAACAAACAGTTTTAATGTTGATATGGGTATTATTGTAGGAAATTATAATACTATAGATTTAGACATGGGATATACTTCAGCCGGGTTAGGGCCAATAGTTAATAATAATTTAGACTTTGGCACTTTTTAATTGTCTGGTAGACAGGAAATAAAAGATGCTTAATATTTGGACACAATCTTCCGGATACACATTCCCTGGGGTCTCTGGACTCACTGGTAACCTTGCCCTTGACGTTGCAAAAACTACATTTGACGGTAGATCAACAACGTTTGACGCTGGGACTTTCCAAGAACGAGTGATTGTTAACATACCATTACCTACCACAGGTAGTTTAACAGGAATTACTTTTAAAATAATTTCAGGTAGTTTGCCGCCAGGTTTACGAATTGAAGGTGCATTTATTGTTGGCAATCCTTATAATGTTGCTAGAACTACAACTTATACATTCTGTATACGTGCCCAACAAAACAACACAGTTGCTGACAGAACATTTAATATAATTGTTAACGGCGGACAACTACCTGCTTTTGTTACTCCCAGCGGATTACTGCCTGTTGGGTTGCACGGACAAAAATATACGCTAGGTAAATCTCCTGTTGATTATCAACTAAGTGCAGTTGATCCCGATGGTTTAGAAATTACATATTTTATAAATTCCGAGGATGGCAAACTACCGCCAGGTGTAACGCTGTCTCCTTCTGGAAAACTCTCAGGCATTGTTAATCCTGTAGAAACACTGGACGTGAGAAAAACAGGTGACGGTACTTTTGATAACACATTTTATGATACATCATTTTATGACTTTGGCCTAAGAAGCACTAGCGGGTATGACAGTTTTATTTTTGATACTGTAAATTTTGATTACAGTATACCAACTAAAACACCAAAAAGTTTAAATCAAACTTATGAATTTCTTGTTAGTGCATCGACAGGAAGTGTAACTGTTAAACGTAAATTTTCTATTTTTGTTATTGGGGAAGAAAGTTTTAAGGCAGACTACACACAGATTACCGATGACAGCGAATTATTTACAGCAGACGTAACTTTCTTAAAAGAACCTATATGGTTAACCAACGGAAATCTTGGTGTATGCAGGGCGGATAACTATGTAACATTTGCGTTAGAATGTATAAACATTGTTGACGATTTTCCTATTGTGTTTACTATCGATAATACAAATAACTTGCCGCCAGGCATGACTTTTAATCCAGTTAACTCAACTGTATATCTTGCTGGTCGTATTCCTTTCCAACCGTCTATTGCAAAAACATATACATTTACTGTTACTGCAAGTAGAGTAGGCGAAGATGTACAACCCTCAGTTTCAATAAAAACATTTACATTGCGTGTTCTTGGAAATATCGATAACGATATTTTCTGGGACAGTGCTTATAACATTGGAAACATTCCTGCAAATTTTATTTCTGATTTGCAAGTAGTAGCTCGTTGTAGTTCAGATTCTAATTTAATTTATACTAAAACTTCAGGTACTTTGCCGCCTGGGTTATTATTAGCAAGTGATGGGGAAATAACTGGTAAAGTTAATCAATTTGGTACTGCAAACATTATTAGAATTACAACAATAGATAACGGTGATTTTACATTGGATCAAAAAGGAACATCCTTGTGGCCAAAGCCCACAGTTCCTGCATGGTGGCAACTTCCTGGAAACGTTGGTTATACGTGGCAAGCGGTAGCTGGATTAACTGGCGATATCCCAATTAAAGTAAACACCACTATAGATAGCTCGCACCAGTATGATATAATTGGCATACGCGGATTAATACTGTTTGATTCTCAGAATACTAATTTTAGTATCGACGGCGGAACTACAACTTTTGATAGAAATTATAAATTTACAGTATCAGTCAAAGATCAGTTTGGACTAACTGCTAGTACTAAAGATTTCTTAATAACAGTTACAACTCCAAATCAAAAGTTATACAGTAACATTAGAACACAACCATTACTAGAGCAAAGTAGAAGAGCAATTTGGACAAAGTTTATTACAAATACGGATATATTTACAACATCGAGTATATTCCGTCCAAGCGATCCAAACTTTGGAGTTAGTAAAGATTTATCCATGCTAGTATATGCTGGCATAGAAACAAGCAGTGCGGCCGAGTTTTTAGGAGCAATGGGTTTAAATAATAAACGCAAACGTTTTAAATTTGGAAATCTGCAAAAAGCAAGTGCCATTAAAAACGGTGAAGTAATGTACGAAGTAATTTACTTGGAAATTATTGACCCGTCAGAATCAAATGGTGTTGCTCCGGGTAAATTTATAACAAATAATGTCCGAGATCAATTTAAATTAACCGGAGACATAAGCGGAGAAATTTGGGCAAGCCCTGCAACCGCAGAAGGTATTACTAAAATGCAACTTGCAGAAGCTTGGTTAGATCGTCCTATAAATGATGTAACAATTGACAGCACTGGATACAACATTTCTGACAGCTCAACAAATAAACACTATATAAACAGTATTTCAAATTGGCGCAAAAACTTATCAGAAGTTGGTGATACTGAACAAAACTATTTGCCCTTATGGATGCGTAGTGTTCAACCCGGACAAAAACAACAATTAGGTTTTAAACTAGCAGTTCCGCTATGTTATTGCAAACCCGGAACTGCTGATGATATTATGATTAATATCAAATATAGCAATTTTGACTTTAAATTGCTGGATTATACCTCAGATCGCTACATCATAGATGCGATTACCGGATATTCTAGCGATAAATATCTAGTGTTTAAAAATCACAGTAGCATAGTGTAACGAACGATAAATACACAGTAAAATATATAGGATGATAGTATGCCAAACCCAACCGCAAGTTTAATCAACTTTGGCTCAGTAGATGCCACATACCCTGTTGCAGGGCAGGACAATAATAGCCAAGGTTTTAGAGATAACTTTGGTGTTATTAAAACAGGACTAGGTCAAGCTAGTACTGAACTTACCGCACTTCAAAATAATGCGGCTTTTAAGAACTCAGCTAATGATTTCGGCCAAAACGTTCTTTCAAACGCTGTTTATAAAACTTTTTACGGTGTTGCAAAAAGTTTAGGAACTGCCGTTACTAATACAGATATTAGTTTAACTGACGGACCTTTGCAATATATTACGCTAGGTGCGAATAATACATTAACATTTAAAAATTGGCCTACAACAGGCAAATATGCGGCTGTGCGTTTGATGATTCAAGGCGACCAGACTGCTGTTCGCGTTCCTACTTTTTCAACAGAAAATGCAGGTACCATTCGTTACGACACGGCATTTCCAACATTACCTGGAACTACTACTAAAGGAATTACAGTTGGTGGTGAAAGTTTAGCAACTGCTACTGTTAGTAATCCGGGCTCAGGTTATACGCAGGCCGCTACCGTTGTATTTTCACAAGGCGGACTACAAAATGGTGGTACACAAGCAACTGGTACTGTTACCTACACTTGTATAACTGCGCTAATTACTGGCGCTGGATATTCAGGTAACGGATACAAATTAAACGATCAAATTGTTGTCAATGCAAGTTCTGGTATTATTTTAACAGTTAGTTCATTAAATCAAACATTTAAGGCTAACACAACTAATACTGGTACAACCTTAAACGGTATAACTGATTTTAGAAACATTGCGGCTGGTGTAAGTATTACTGGTGCAGGTATCCAGGTTGGAACTACTATTAATTCATTTAGTGTATCGTTAGGCACTATTGAAATTTCATTGCCTGCTCAAGCAACTGCATCAGACGTTACTATTACTTACAGTGATGGCACGTTAACTGGCCCAATTGGTGGTTTAACAGTTGCAAGTGGCGGAACTTTACCGTTGCCATTAGGAACAGGATCTTATTCAACAAGTCCATTATTTGGTATAGGTAACGGTGCCCGTGTTGTTATGACGTTTGGTGTTGGTGCTATCAATATTACTAGTTTTGGTGACGGTTACACAACATCTCCTACAGTATCATTCAATCCAACTGGCGGCGGATCAAACACAGTTATTGCTACTGCTATTACAGCACTAACAGCTGACAATCCAAAAGTAGTTGAAGCATGGACTATAGACGGCGGTTCTAACGTATATCTTCGTTACATTGGCGAATATAATTAATGCATCCACTTGTTAGTGATTTATCTGGATTAAAAGATCAAGAGATACACAGTAAGATTAATGATCTTACTAAAAAGTATTTCATGACTCGTAATCCAGATCTTCAAAGACAAATGGCGGCTGTATTAGACGATTTACGTATTGAGTTAAGCGAACGTAATCGTAAGTTAATTGAGCAACAAATGAAAGATAAAAACCTTGACAATTTAATCAAGCTCAGTTAAAATATAGGCTATGCGCCTAGACAAATATTCAAATCCAGTTTTTAATGAAATAGACATTTTTGATGCCTTATATCAAGGTTATCAATTTGATGTGCATGATACCATGCTTATCGAACGTACTGATGCTATCAAACAACTAGAAACTGAAATTGGTTTCAAATTCCTTGAACCTTACGAAACTCATTTTGAAATAAGAGATTACGATGCGGCTTGCCAAAGTAATTGGAATATGCCCGAGGAGTATAAAACCTTGGATATCGAAGAGTGGATTTGGACGCAAACACCGCCATGGGATCCACAACATACTAGAGTAACAGAAGAACTGGCGGCTTTTAAAGAACGTAATATGCTCAATTTGTTACGTTGGTTAAAATACTTCGTAGATACCATGAGAACAAATAATGTAGTATGGGGAGTAGGCCGAGGGTCTAGCGTTGCTAGTTACATATTGTATTTGATAGGTGTCCATAAAATTGACAGCATTAAATATAATTTAGACTGGCAGGAATTCTTAAGATAAGTAATAACATAATCCAGGAGATTAAAATGGGAATGAAAGAACAACCAAAAAAAATTTATCGCACTATGCAAGGTAAAGAAGTTGACATGGGTAAATTAGTTAACCAAAATGAAATGACTATTGCTGTGGGCAATATGCGTGTTAATGCCCGCGGTGATAAAATTGGAGCAGGCGGCAAAATTGTTAAAACTCGCGAAGAACTATTAGCAGAGCGCCAGCAATCTAACGATCCATCGGGCGGTGTATGAGTTTAGCAATTAAATCAGGTTTATCTACTAGAATAAAAGGCAAACTTATTCCAATCCGTGATAATGTATTAATCACAGATATGAACTTTGATGCTAGAATATCCAAAGGCGGCATTGTATTACCAAGCGATGACGGCAAAAGTGAAGGTGTCAGACACCGCTGGGGTCGTGTTTGGGCAATTGGGCCAGAACAAAAAGACGTAGCAGTAGGTGAATGGATTCTTCTTGAACACGGAAGATGGACACGTGGTGTTATCATCGAAGAAGAAGATGGTACTGAAATCACTATTAGACGTGCGGATATCAAAGCCATTTTAGCGGTAAGTGACGCAATGCCTTCCGAAGATACATTTGGTGTGCATGGACAAGTTACACATCAAACATTTGATCCAAGCACATTTAGTCGTCCTAGCTTCGAACAATAAAATATTTCTTTTGAGCAACAGGGCTATTGACTAGCCCTGTTTTCACCTGTATACTTGATATAAATGGAGAAGTCTTATGTTTATATTTAATATACTACTAACAGCAATCGCTGTATATTTCGCCATACAAGAATACAATAATGCTAGAATTGGCTGGGCTATGTTCTGGGCGGCATTAGTAGGCTGGGACATTCACACATTAATTTATACTCTATAAGGAAATAATATGAGCACACATCAGGAAGCTGTAAACGATATTAAAAAGGCAAAAAATGTAATTGACCACATTCCAGAAACATCTACACAACACTATCCAGATGCAAAAAAGCATCTTTATATTAGTCTTGTAAAAAGCATTATCCGCATTGGAGCAGGTGGTTGTTTAATTCAAGGCAATTTGTTGTTTGCCGGCGGCTTGTTAATTTTTGCTGAAATACTTGGCATTGTCGAGGAACTGGTATGATAACAGACGACCAACTTGGCGAATTATATTCCAAAAACTTAGCATTTGTAGATTCACTATGCGGCGAGTATGGTGCTATGGAAGTGGCCGCTATTATGATGACCCAAGCATTGACCATTTATAAATCAGCAATGTCTGAGCAAGACTATAATAATATGGTTGATAGTATCTCAGCAAGTAGAGACAAAGTTAAAACATTTGAAAGGCCGGTAATACAATGATTGAATTATGGGTAGAAAAATATCGGCCAAGTACTATAGACGGATACGTCTGGCGTGATGGCGGGCAAAAACGCCAAGTAGAAAGTTGGATTAAAGACAAGTCAATTCCACACTTGTTGTTAAGCGGACCGCCAGGTATTGGCAAAACAACAATGGCTAAGATGTTGGTTAACGAAATTGGCATTGAAGATGCTGATGTACTAGAAGTTAACGCAAGTCGTGAAACTGGCATTGATTTTATTCGTAACAAAATTGTTCCGTTTATCAGTAGTATTGCATGGGGTCCATTTAAGGTTGTGTTACTAGACGAAGCAGATCGTCTAAGTCCACAAGCACAGGACTCGCTTAAAGGTATTGTTGAAGAGTACAGTAGCTTTGCTCGTTTTATTCTTACTTGTAATAATCCTAACATGGTTGTGCCAGCATTGCACAGTCGTTGCCAACAATTTCACTTTACTAAATTAGATCAAACAGAATTTACAGCTCGTTCAGCAACAATATTAGTAGAAGAAAATGTAGAGTTTGATCTTGAAACTTTGGATTTGTATGTGAGTGCTACCTATCCAGATTTGCGTAAATGCATTAATATGCTACAGCAAAATACAAGCGAAGGTGCATTACACGCTCCTCACAAGGAAGATGCAAACAGTTTAGATTACAAGTTTGAAATGGTCGAATTGTTTAAAGCAGGCAAAATTGATGTAGCACGTAAACTATTATGCGGCAAAGTAAGACCTGAAGAAATGAGTGATATTTTCCGTTGGTTGTATGATAACGTGGAATTATTTGGCGACGAACAAAAACAATTTAAAGCAGTTCATATTATCAAACAAGGTATGATTGATCACACACTTGTAATGGATCCGGAAATTAACCTTGCATCGGTGCTGGTTAGACTTACTAACATATGAAAGAAAAGTTTGTAAATGCCTATATGGATGTGGCCGAACGCTTTGCTGAATTAAGCTCGGCACGTAGACTTCATGTAGGTGCTATTGTGGTTAAGGATGATAGAATAATATCTATCGGCTACAATGGTATGCCAGCAGGTTGGGACAACAATTGCGAGAATACCGAATACGTTGGCAGTGACGAACAAATCCCTTCTCCAGATGAGATGAAACGATTGGGATTCACTGGTACTGACCAGGGGTGGTATCGTTTAAAAACAAAACCGGAGGTCTTACATGCAGAAACAAATGCAATCGCCAAATTGGCTAAGAGTACTGAATCTGGGCTCGATGCTGATATGTTTATCACTCACGCTCCTTGTTTGGATTGTGCCAAACTTATATACCAGTCTGGCATTCGGAGTGTCTTTTATCGTGACGCTTATCGTAGCGAAGATGGAATACAATTCCTCAAATCATCAGGAATAACTGTAGAACAACTTGGAGAAGACAATGTGGCCATTTAAAAAGAAAGAAAAATATCAAGTATATTTTACATGCGACGAATGGGCTATTAGAAAGTATTCGCCAATCCAGCCTGCAAAAAACTTTTTGCCGACCGGGTTTAAAGATATGGATACTATTTTACATAAGAAACCACATCCGTTAGATACTCATAAAACTATAAAATCCTGTCCAGGAATAATAGATTTTTCAAGTGCTGGATTTGTAATCCCTGCATGGTGCGACATAGAAATTATGCCGTCGCCTGACGGGAAACAAGTAAGTGTTCGATATAGTCATCCAAAATTTCAACATGCTGGGCATCCACCCGAAGCATTACAAAATTTCATGTCAACTAAATTTAGTGTCAGGGCAACTGTAAAATTAGACAATCCCTGGGCCATGTGGTCGGCTCCGGGATATAGTTTATTATATTTGCCATTATATTATTATGACGACAATCGAAATTGGGAATCAATTGCTGGATGGATGGATAACGATCAGGGTAATCTTATTAATCCTATTAATATAATGTTAAAGGAACCTAAATACACTTTAATTAAGCAAGGTGAGCCTATTGTGCAAGTCATCCCTATTAAACGCGAGGAAATTACAGCATACACTGGTAATCGAGAAAAAACAGGTGCGGCACGATTTGCAGGAATTTCATATTTGCAAATGATGTCATTTGCAGGATGGATGAAATATGTAAAGGCTAAAAAATCTTATACCGTCGATGCTCATCACACTGAATTACCTACAGAAATAGAAAATTAAAAAGGGCCGCAATGGCCCTTTTTTTACGAGTCACCGTATAATGCTAATACCTCCTTAACTGCATTATGACGTTCAATATCTTTGTGGTCAAACTGCACAATATTAATATGTTTTAAATTGGCTTTTGACTCTAGTAGGTTGCAAAAATTAATCAAGCCATTATCGTTTAATCTATCAGCTTGTGCAAGGTCTCCTGTAACAACCATTTTAGAGTTTTCGCCCAGACGGGTTAATAACATCTTCATTTGGTTTACTGTTGCGTTTTGCATTTCATCTGCAATAATATAAGAATTTTTGAAAGTTCGACCGCGCATATAGGCTAACGGACTAATTTCAATCACTCCTTCATCTAACATTTTTGCAATGTCTTGCGTTTTGTAATACTCTCCTAAGACATCAAATATAGGTCTCGTCCAGGGTGCCATCTTTTCATTTAGCGTACCTGGTAAAAATCCTAAATCTTCGTCTACGGAGACGGCGGGTCTTGTAACGACTATTTTATCAACTAACCCTTCCTGGAACTGTTTAATGCCATGCATAACAGCTAACATAGTTTTTCCCGTACCGGCTGGGCCGATAGCAAGTACAATACTAGTTGCGTCATTGTCTAACATTTGCAAGTACGTTTTTTGATTTTGCGAACGAGCAGACATTGCTACACGTTGCTTCTTTTGTGGAAGGTATGGTTGAAAATCAATTACTTTAACGTCTGATGTAAAGCGTTTTTTCACTCTTTTTGTCATCTAAGTTAGCTCCTACTCTTTATAGAAAAAGCAGGACTTGTAGCGACCGCCTCGATAACTACAGAGGTCCTACACTATTATTTAACGAATACAACAAAAAGTAAACTGTTATGTTATGATTTCGAACCAGCTAAATAAGTATAGTGAATTCTAGGAAATAACATGTACGATATATTAGACGTTATACGCAACATAGACGATTTGTACGAAAACAATACTAGTTTAAGCGTCTTAAAGGACTTTGAACGTGTGTTAGACGAGATGGATCTCTATGTTTACGAAAACTGGGAAGATGGTGAATTAGCCTACGGGCCGCAAGTAGATCGTCATTGGATTACTGCCGCGTTTATGTGGCCTAAAGATAAAATGCCCAATCCCGTAGGTGCTCAAAGATTATTAGATCTAGGATGCCGTGTTAAGTATGAACGGTCGCATTTACTTGAGCCACGCAAAATTCGTACACCTGACGACATTCGTCCAGGGACAAAGAAGGGCAAATTGGATCGTAAGCCTATTTGGATTGTTGAAATTCAAATGCCAAAGAAAGTAGCTTTTGACATGTATAAAGGTTATATGGACAAGATGAAGGGCGAAATTACTACAGATGAAGGTGCTCCTACTGCTGGTACACCTGCTCCGGGTGGGGCTCCTGCTCCGGCAGCGCCTCCTGCTCCGGCAGCACCGGCTGGGGCTCCACCAGCAGGGGCGGCTCCTACTGCACCAGTATAAGGATCAAGAATGATTAATGAAAGTTTACGTTCTGGAGATTTAAGACACTTTGTTAAAAAAGTGTTCGAAATTGATGGATTCAAAAGCAAAATTGGTGACGACCAAGATGTAGTTACACTAAGTTTTACAGTGGATTATGAAGATCCTGCTAAAGATTTAGAAAACTTTATTGAGATGGGTTACGACTTTGTATTAGATGCAGATTGTAGCCCTGGCGAAACCGACGATGGTAATTACAAAGTATTTGTTGAATTAGAACGTGGCAAACACGTTGCTAAACAAATTATAGAATTAGTTGACGGCATTTCAAAGTTAGCTGGTTTAGAATCTATGCGATTTAGGTATTTTAAGAATTTTAGAAGCCAAGAGGCTACTGAAGAAAACCTTGCGGCTTCTATTCCTGCAGACAAAGAATCTTATAAAATTGCAACAGAAAGAAACAAGTTAGATAATTTTCAAGAGTTTTTTATCAATAGCTATGCCGACGAGATTAAACTATTAGATGAATCAATTAGTTTTAAACGAATATATGGTGATAAAATAAAATTTGATATCATTACTAGTGGAACTCGTCAAGAAGTATATAACGCAGTAAAAGGCCCTATCATGTTAGAAAGCAAGGACATGGGCGAAGTTATGTTTTTGACTAAGTACATTGGTAACTACAATATTACTAAAATAGGTAATACATTCATATTTGAAAACTGCGGTTGGGCCGTGGCAATGGAGAGAAAATAATGAGCGGATTTGATTTCAATTTTACAATGGCAAAGTTTAAAGAATGTGTTGGCAATCCACCAAATGCTGAACATTGGTTTGAAGCACTATGCGAAGTATTGCCAGACTACGATATTAACTCAGTGCCACGTGTTGCGGCTTTCTTAGCACAAACAGCACACGAAAGTGGTGGTTACAGAGCAATTAAAGAAAACTTAAATTACAAAGCAGAAAGCCTAATGCGTGTATGGCCTCGGTATTTTCCTAATATGGAAATTGCTCGCGCATACGCACAGCAACCTGAAAAGATTGCTAATCGCGCATATGGCGGACGTATGGGCAATGGCCCAGAAGAGTCAGGCGATGGCTGGAAGTTCTGTGGACGTGGGCTTATTCAATTGACTGGCAAAGATAACTATTCACGCTATGCTGAAAGTTTAGAAATTAGTGTAGATGAAGCAAGCGAGAATCTAACAACATTTGAAGGTTGTGTACAAAGTGCCGCATGGTTCTGGGAAGCTAACAACTTAAATCAATGGGCAGACTCGGGCGATATGCTTACATTGACTAAACGTATTAACGGTGGTACATTAGGACTAGAAGATCGCGTTAAGCATTATAATCACGCTATCCAAGTTCTGCAAGGATAATTGTTATGGATCAGATTGCTTGGATGTTTAGTCTTTTGCCGGACGTAATTCTTAAAGCATTAATACACATTACTCTAGTAGCAGGTATTGTACTAAGTATTCTTGGAACATTTTCAAGCAAATTTCCGTTTGTTGGCGAATACGGAAGACTAGCTAAGTTAGTTGGTATTCCGTTGTTCCTAGTAGGTATATTCTTAGAAGGCGGACTTATCACAGAAATGAAGTGGCGGGCAAAAGCAGATGAGCTTCATGCTAAAGTAGCAGTTGCCGAGGCCAAGTCTAAAGAAACTAACATCGAAATACAAAAAGTGTATGTTGATCGTGTTAAAACAGTCACAGAAGTACAAGTTGTAATACAAGAACGTATTAAAGAAGTTGAAAAGAAAATAGATGTAGAATGTAAAGTTGCTCCAGAAGCAATTAGCATTCTTAACGATGCCGCTAAATTACGCAAAGGCCCTGTTAAAACTAGCCCTGTAACTGAGGAGGCTAAGAAATGAAACATTTAGTAGCGTTATTAGCAGTTTTATCTTTAATAGGATGTAGTGCTGTTCCAGTAGTTAGACATTTTCCAGACGTACCGTCTGAATTACAAGTTGCTTGTCCGGACTTAAAGGAAATCCAAGAAACTAATAAACTCAGCGAAGTTATTACTGTGGTTACAGTTAACTATAGTCAATATCACGAGTGTCGTATTAAAGTTGAAACTTGGATCGAGTGGTACAAAAGCCAAAAAGAGATATTTGACAGCGTGAAATAAATACTACTATATTGCTAGAAGGAGCGAACAATGGCATTAATAGATTCAGTATTAAATTTAGTAACTAAACAACCAAAAGATTTGGATGCGCCTAAGCCTCCAGTGGGATCACGTTCAGAGCGTGAAGCCAAACTAAAAGACAAAGCAGGTATGGTTATTAGCGTATTTGCCCTGTTACTAGCAGTCAACGCATGGTACGGCGGCAAATTAGGTAGCACAGTATTAAACAATACACTAGGTGCTAACAATACATGGGCACAGTATCAAGCCAAAGCAGGTCGTGGCGTTAGCTACGAGATTGCCGCAAAGACAACCGCCGATCCAAAAGTTAAAGCAGAGTTCTTGGCTGAAAAAGAACGTATGGATGCTGACAAGAAAGAAATTGCTGTTGCGGCAAAAACAATGGAACACGAGCGCGAGCTAGCTAAAAAATCTAGCCCATGGATCGGTTATGCTAGTACAGCATATCAGTTAGCTATCGTTGTTCTATCAGCAAGTATTCTAGCAGTTAGCATGGCCATGTTCTGGGGTAGTTTTGCTGTAGCAGGATTTGGTATACTATTAAGTTTAAACGGATTATTCCTTTGGATTTAAACAAATAAGACATTCAGGAGCGAACCATGTCAGAAGAAGTTAAAGCGTTAAGCGCAAGCGAACAAAAGAAAGAAGATTGGATGAACAGTAAGTGGCGTCCAATGATGGGTTGGATGTACATGGTTGTATGTACCTGCGACTTTGTTTTATTCCCAGTACTATGGGCATCATTACATGCAGTATTACATACAGCAAATATGGTACAATGGAATCCATTAACCCTACAAGGTGCAGGATTATTCCATATCGCAATGGGTGCAGTTCTTGGTATTGCGGCATTTGGTCGCACACAAGAAAAATTAAGCGGAGCAAATAATGGCGGAGCACAATTACCATCAAGCAACTTTACAGCACCTAGCGCACCTTCAGCAGGATTTGGTGCCGCACCTGGGGGCTTCGGTGCTACAGCACCAGCCTTTGGGGCACAACCCTTGGCAAGCGGAAGCGGCTTTGGAAGCACACCTTCAACGTCAGCACCAAGTACAAGTTTTGCACCAGCCCCGAGTTGGGGGACAACACCGGTAGCAACAACAGCAAGTGGTAAAAAAATTGTGCCGGACGAGTCACAGCCGGTTTTATAAGGAAAACAAAATGAAATTATTATTATCATTAATCGCAAGTTTAGCACTAGTTGGTACAGCATACGCCGGTGGTGAAACTAAAGAAGTTTGTAAAGATAAATTGGACAAAGCCGGAAAGGTTGTAAACGATAAAGCCGGTAAGCCAGTTCAAGTTTGCAAAAAAATCAAAGTTCACAAGAAAGTAGAAGGCGAAAAGGTTCCTGAACCAGCTAAGAAGAAATAAATTTTTTGAGCTTGACAGGTCCAATTAAATAGTGTAGTATACATTATTAATAGGACCTGTTTTTACGACCATGCAAGATTACTATCAAACACTAGGAGTTGGGCCAAATGCCAACTCAGAAGAAATTAAAAAAGCCTATCGACGATTGGCTAATCAGCACCATCCCGATAAAGGCGGAGATCAAGCTAAGTTTAAAGATATCAGTGTTGCATACGATACTTTAAGCAATGATCAAAAAAAACAAGAATACGATATGATGCGCCAGGGCGGTGGGCCGCAAGTAAGATTTACATCTGGAGATCCGTTTGGAGATATTTTTGGAGGTGGCAATCCGTTTGGAGGTGGGCATCCGTTTCATGATATTTTTGGAAGACGTATGCAACGAAATCGAGACTTGAACATCCAGTGTTCAATTAGCTTACTTGATAGCTATATTGGTAAACAATTAGAAGCAAATTATAGATTACCAAGCGGGGGGAATCAAACAGTAGTAATTAATGTGCCGCCCGGAATACAACACGGTGAAACTATAAGATACGGTGGATTAGGTGATGACAGTATTCCTAATGCACCTCGAGGACATTTAAATGTAACCATTATAGTTGAACCACATCCTAATTTCCGTAGAGAAGGAGATGATCTTGTTACATCAGTATCTATCTCACCGATCGAAGCTATGATAGGATGTAAGCGAACTGTACATTCAATAACAGGTAAAGAACTGCCTATAGACATTAGACCAGGTGTTATGCATGATACAGAATTTGCTAGTACCGGACAGGGATTTTCTAATCCACATAGCGGACAAAAAGGAAGGTTTGTTACTCAAATTAAAATTGCAACTCCGGTTATAACAGACCCAACATTAATAGAAAAATTGAAACAACTTAATGATGAAATTAATTTACGAGCATGATCCGGTACTTAAAGAAAAAGCTGAGTCTTGGGATTTCAAAAATCATGTTAATGCCGCAGTAATAGAAAGTGAGATGCTAGAAACAATGAGATCATCTAACGGCATTGGGCTTGCGGCTAATCAAGTCGGTTTACTACGCAGAGTATTTGTTATGAAATTGCAAGACGGCCGTGAGATAGGATGTTTTAATCCGTGGATTATGTTCGGGAATAATGATAAAATAACAGGCGAAGAGGGCTGTTTGAGTTTTCCAAATCTTTGGCTTAAAGTTAAAAGAGATAATAAAATTACTGCCAGCTATCTTGACAATACAGGTAAACAGTGTATAATAGAACTTGAAGGCATTGATGCAAGATGCTTCCAACATGAACTAGATCATTTGGATGGCGTGACATTTACAGAATATGTAAGTGATTTAAAATTACAACTAGCACGGAAAAAACAAAGGAAATTAAATGGTTGAACCAAGTGATAACTTACAAGCAGTATTTGAAAAAGCAATTGAAACTGCAAAAAAACTTCATCACGAATATCTTACAATAGAACATTTATTGTTTGCTATGCTATTAGAAGATACATTTACAAATACTGTGCAAGGCTACGGATCTGATGTTATTGGTCTTAGAAAAAGCCTTGTAGATTATTTAGAAAATAAATGTGCCGAAATTACAATCACAGATGTTGTTGTAAAACCTAAAAAGACACAATCAGTAGAACGTGTACTTAATCGGGCATTTACACAAGTATTATTCAATGGGCGACAACGCATCGAACCTACAGATGTGTTTATTGCTATGATGGGTGAAAAGCGTTCGTGGGCACATTTTTATATTGCCCAAGCAAACATCGACAAAGATAAATTTGCTGACTACATTAACAATTCTGTTGAGCAAGAAGAAGATGTTGAGCAAGACCAAGGCAGTAACAAAGCGTTGGCACAATTTACTACTAATTTAAATGATTCAGTTAAGAAAAATAAAATCGATCCAGTTATCGGTCGCATTGACGAATTAGAAAACATTGCACTTGCAATGGGACGTAGAAGTAAAAACAACGTAATTCTAGTTGGAGATCCAGGTGTAGGTAAGACTGCTATAGCAGAAGGACTTGCTTATAATATTGTTAAGGGTGCTGTACCAGACTTTCTAAAAGACTATACAGTTTTTAACTTGGACATTAGTGCCATGCTTGCTGGTAGTAAGTATCGTGGAGACTTTGAAGAACGATTTAAAGCTGTCCTCAAGGGACTGGCTAAAAAAGGTAAGACTGTGCTGTTCATCGATGAGGCACACATGATCTCTGGCGCAGGATCTGCTAGCAACTCTGCTAACGATCTCGCTAACATGATGAAACCGGCTCTAAGCAAAGGCAACATTAAAGTTGTGGCCAGTACTACCTGGGAAGAATATCGCAAGCACTTTGAAAAGGATCGCGCATTGATGCGTCGATTCCAACGCATTACTGTTGACGAACCAACACAAGAAGTAACACTACAGATCCTTAAAGGTATTAAAAAATACTACGAAGAATTCCATAAAGTTAAAATTAAAGACGATGCACTGCAAGCGGCTATTAAATTGTCGGTGAAGTATCAAGCAGATAAGAAATTACCAGATAAGGCAATTGATTTAATTGATTTAGCTTGCTCACGGTTTAATCTAAAATTATCAGATGACCGCATTGTTACTGAAGCAGAAATCACACACGAACTTAGTCGGGTAGTACAAATGCCTGAGGAAGTTGTTGCTGAAACAGAAAGTGATAATCTTGCTACATTGCAGTCCAAACTACAAGAGGAAGTGTACGGACAAGACTTTGCTCTTACAGAAGTTGTTGATAAGATTATGATAGCGCAAGCTGGCCTTAAATCAGAAAACAAACCTGTTGGTAGTTTTGTATTCATGGGGCCTACAGGTACAGGTAAAACTGAAACAGCTAAGGCACTAGCTAAACATTTGGGTACTAAGTTACTGCGTTTTGATATGAGTGAATATCAAGAAAAGCATAGCATTAGCAAGTTAATTGGTAGCCCGCCAGGTTATGTTGGCTTCGAAGAAGATGCTGGCCAATTGATTACACAAATTCAAGAAGCACCTAATGCTGTATTATTACTAGACGAAATTGAAAAGTCGCATCCTGATGTCATAACAGTGTTGCTACAGATAATGGATAACGGTTTTATTACTGGTAGTAATGGTAAACGTGCAGACTGTCGTAATTTAATTCTTATCTTAACTACTAATGCCGGAGCACAATCAGCAGAAAAGAATAATATTGGGTTTGGTAATCAAGAAAAAGACTATAGTGATATTGATTTAAAGAAATTTTTAACACCCGAGTTCCGTAATCGTTTAGACGGTATCATTACATTCAAGAAACTTGCTAAAGAAACAATGGTTAAAATTGTTAACAAGTTTCTTGATCAATTACGAGATCAAATCAAAGACAAAGCTATCCGTATTAAAATTGACAAAGAAGCTACTAACTGGCTTGTTGATAACGGGTTTGATAGTAAAATGGGTGCTCGTCCATTACAACGAATCATCGATAAAGAAATTAAACAAGACCTTGCTAAGATGATGTTATTTGGTGATTTAAAAGGTGGTGGTTGGCTTACTATTACAGTTTCTAACAGCAAGATACACCTCGTAGCTAAATCAAAGTTACAAAAAGTTCCGTTGTTAACTTCGGAACTACTACTAGACAATGTTAATCAAAACAACTAAAAGTCTTTTTAGAGGAGCATATCAGTACAAGGCAGTGCTGGTATGCTCGGGTGCCCACTGGTTTAGAAGTGGGGACATGGATTCTACAATTGAAAACTTAAAGAAAGTTGATTTATCTATAAATGACTCTCGAAGTTCGTGGGGGCCTCTTATTAAAAACAAAGAAGAGTTGGACTATGCTATTAAACTAGCAAAACAGATAAAAAAAATAATAAGTGATATAAGAGTAGAAAGTCCATATATTTCAATTTATAGTAATAGCAAATCTGACATTGATTCGCTAATTAAATTAGATATTAATAGGGTAAAATATATCAGTGTTCCCCCAACTAATAAGGTATTAGTTGAAAATACTATACTAATGCCTAAAATTAACTTTGATTACAGAGTAACATTAGGTAAAACTACCTATAAACATGATGCATTTATCAGTTGGGCCGATGGAAATAGTAAATTAAAGCTCACTAAAAGTTGCAAACGAGACCTTAATAAAGATCGCAGTTGGGGCGGTACGTACTTCTATATTACCGGCAATAACATGTTACTCATGGCAAAAATGCACTTAGGCGGCTCTATTAACAAGGTAGAACGCATAATCAAAGCGTAATCTTAAAATACCGTTTGCGATAAATACACTATCCGCACAGCTTAGTGCGATTATACAGAACGGGATTAAAAAATGCGTATCAGAGAACTGCTAGAAGGCACAAAGTTTAAACACGATGACTTCGTTGAACATGACGGAGACGATACTAAGTTAGCCTACGATTTAGTTGAAGATCTTACATTTTTTATGCACAACAATGATAATGTATATCGTCGTCATTTATATCCAAAAATTGCCAAATGTATTGAAGTTGCTAAATCTAAGGGTAATATTAATCCAATGATGTTTAAAGATGCGGCCACAGAAGGATACAAAGAATATATTAAAGAATATCCAGTTAGCTTGCTACCAGAAGAGTTAGACGATAAAACTTGTAAAAAAGTATGCGAAAAAATATATGATGAATTTAAAAATCATCATAAAGAAGGCAAGTACAAGGATTAATTGTGCTACTAAGAGAATTATTTTATGCTGAATCAAAAGATTCTTCCAACGACGATAGTATGGAGAAATACGGACGGGCGTTTAATCACCCTGAACACTTGGTATTTTTTAAAGGTAGTGCAGGTACTTTAGAAGCGTTAAGCCATTTTAAAGAAATGGCAGAAGAAAAAGAAGGTGGAACTACTGTACGTAGAAAATGGGATGGCAATCCTCAAGTCTATTGGGGCCGTGAACAGAAAAACGGCCCGCTAATTTTAGCAGGACACAATCAATGGAGCAGGGGTGTTAAGGGTAATAGTCCCCAAGAAGTCTATGACTTTATTGCTAACCAAAGCGGCAAGGCATCTACTCCAGAGCAAATAAAAGAACGTCAAGCATTTGCTACAAATTTTGCAAATCTATACCCACTGTTTGATGCCGCAACTCCAAAAGACTTTGTTGGATTTGTATACGCTGATAATTTATTTGGTGTTGATCCAGGAAACCCTAAACAGTTAGAAAAACCAACAAAAGATTATCCGGCAGGTATCTGGACATTTGCCCCTAATCCCAAAAGTAAAACAGCATATCACGTAGATGCCGCCAGTGAGTTAGGTAAACGCATTGGGCAAGCACAAGTTATGGTTGTTGGCCACGCAACGTTTCCGACCTTTGGTGCAGGAGATAGAGAACAGCAACCAATGGATGACTTTAGTACATTTAACCAAACATCTGGATTAATTGTCCAGGGCCCTATATACACAGATACTGCTCCAGACTTTGATTCGTCGGCAATTGACGGAATGATCGAATATGTTGAGCAACATGGTGCTGTTATTGACGGGTTCATAGAAAGTTTACCAGATCCTGATAAAAACGGAATACTATATCCATTCTTTAATCAAATGAGTAATTTACATGCAGGTGGAAAGCAGGACTTTGGAAGTATTTCTGGGGCAACATTTACCAACTGGATGACACAAAAAGGTGTTAGTCAAAAGAAACAACAACATATTATTGAAATGATACAAGCGCACCCTGGCGGATTAGATGGTATATTACATTTAATTAAAGGTATACGCAACATGAAAGATGATGTAGATGCCGCAATCAAACAACAACCTAAAAAAGAAATATGGGACAGCAACGGTGAAGGACACGTTCGCTATGCTCAAAAACAACATAAATACGGGAACATTAAAATTGTTCCAACAAGTTGGGCACCAGGGGCATTAACAGTATGAGATTAAGAGAACTATTTGAAAATATTTACGAAGCTGATGATGCTCCCGCAGAATTTGACGGTAATTTAAAAGTAATCGGCGTATGTTTTGGTCGCTTTAATCCACCGCATAAAGGCCATAAAGCAGTATGGCAGTCGGCTGCTAGCAATCCTATCTGGTATGTTGGTACAAATAAAAGTACAAGCGGGCCTAAAGATCCACTACCATACGATGTCAAATTACAATGCATGGCCGCCGTGTGGCCAAAAGTTGCAGGACATGTGATTGCCGAACAAAGTTTATTAACACTTGCATCAAAAATCTATCAAGAACATGGCGGCAACGTACATTTAAAAGTATATACAGACGAGCAGTGGTTATACAAAACACTAGAACAGTATAATGGTGCTAGTGATAAGCCGCATGGTATGTACAAATTTAATCAAATTGATTGGGTTAAGACAGAACGATTAGCAAGTGCTACAAATTTACGGGCCGCAGTAAGAGCAGGTGACCAAGATGCGTTTTACAAAGACGCTGGTGTTTCTCCTAATGCATTAATTACAGTTGGAAAGAAAGACTATCCTATGTTTGAAGTAGTTGCACATTTCCTTAATAAGTATCCAGAGAAAGCGGCAGTTGCAGAAGCTCGCACTGGTGGTATGAAAAATATTGATAAAACTCAAAAAGTAGCAATGAAAAATGCTACAACAATTCCAGCTATGAATCAAAGTACAGGTAGTGCTTACATGGGTTGGCGTATGGGCATTGCATTAGCAGGTGCGCCAGACTACCCTACTAAAATGGAAGCCGACAACTGGATTGGTGGAGATCCGTTGCTTTCGCCATACACCGACGAAGAAATGGAAATGGTTAAGGCTGCTAGCCTAGCAGTTGGAGGTGGTAAGATTCAAAACTGGTCAGGTAAACGTAGTCAAGAACTTCCCGATACTAATAAGGCCAGTACAGTAGCAAAGCCTAAAAAGAACAAATACGGTGTATAAGAATGGAAAATAACAAATATCATTTAGCATTAAAAACAGCGTTTGCAAGCGAATACGCATTTGCTATCAAAGCTCAAAACTTTCATTGGAATGTGGAAGGCGCTAGTTTTCCACAACTACATGAATTGTTTGATAAAATTTATACCGAAGTGTACGGAAGCATTGATACATTTGCTGAACAATTACGTGCATTAGAATTGTACACACCTGCTAGTTTACAAAAATTTAGTATGCTATCTGTTGTTGAAGATGAAAACGATATCCTTCAAGAGCGTACTATGGTTGAAGAGCTATATCAAGATAGTGAAAAAATGGCTAACATTTTCCGTATTACGTTTGATATGGCGGAAGATGCAGGTGATCATGGACTAAGTAACTTCTTAGCTGATCGTCAAGATGCACACAAAAAACACAGTTGGATGTTAAGGTCTACATTAAAATGAAACAATACAGGATTACTAGCAATGACTTAAATCAAACTTCTGATGAAGATTGTTATCTTGCACCTGATGATCCTATACACGAATTAAAAGCATTAGCTGGGCTAGGCGGATTGGGCGGAGAGGCTAGACTGCACGAGTACAAAGCAAGTCAATTAAGTTACGGTGAAACATTTGGCCAAGCTGGAATGGAAAAAAGCCAAATAATGAAAGAAAAAAACATACGCCCAGGCGATGCAGAATGGTTTAAATTATGGTTCAGTAGACCTTACTGGACTGGCGAAAAACAAACGGGAAAATAAGATGAAAGTTACAGAAATTTTATCGGAAATGCGAGGTCGTAGAGATTCATACCAACGTGATTATGATTCAAGTATAAGCGGCTTTGGACGTAAAGATAGTTTAGCATATCAGCAAGACGGTGGTGCTAACGATGAAGGTTGGGATCGTGAAGAACCTAGCAGAGATACTCCGCACGATGTACACATCGACGGCCGCAAGTGGAAAACATTTGGTTCGCATAGCCATGCCAGCAATGTTGCCCGCAAGTTAGCATCCAATGGTAAGAACGCTACAGTACATAGATCGCTAGAAGAAACAGCTACAGCCGGTGCTACAAGCGCCGCTAATATTGGAACAGTAGATGCTCCGCATATTAGCCCGGGTAAAGCACGTGGTAAAAAGAGTTACATTGGAAGTCCAGGACATAGCGGTACAAAAGCACCGCCACAACCTAAAGTTGTACAACGTAAAACAAAATCAGGAACCGCAGTCAACGGTTTAGACATCAAGGGCGCAAGTTTGTTTGGCGGTCCGCCGCAAAAACGCTAAATATATAAAGATAACGGAGTTACATACCATGCCAGAATTAGACGCAATGAATCCAGAAATGCCACAAGGTGGCAACAATTTACCACCTGTAGACCACGAACAAGAAGGTGCGATGGCTAAAGCTGACTTGCATAAGTTAGCAAATTATAGTTTTAAACTATTCAAGAAACTAGGTGATGATGATCAATTAGAAGCTTGGGTACAGGCTAAGATTACTAAAGCCGCTGACTATATTGCCAGTGTGTATCACTATTTAGAATATGAAATGGAATTTAGTGAATACGGTCACCATTTAGATAATAGTGATACACTAAGCGAAGGACAAAAGCGAGTTCTAAAGAATAAGCTAATGGAAGCTAAAGAAAAGATCAAAGCCTTAAAAGTTAAGCAGGCTGAAAAAGCCAAAGATAAAGTTGAAGAAGGTATCCTAAGTGGTGGCGAAGAAACTTGTACTGAGTGTGGCGGATCTGGCAAGATTTATAGAGAAGCAACCCCAGTTCCTGATCACGTTAAAACTAAAGTTGAAAAATACAAGCGTTTAACTAAAGCTACCCACGCGGCCCACAAGCGTTTAGACAGAAATGGTAATGGTATTCCTGATCATTTAGAAGGCGACAAAGAAATTGACGAAGAATTTACAGACAAGTCAAAGACTGGCGACACATTTAAAACTCGTACAGGTGTAGCAACCAAAACTGACACTGGTATGAAACATACAAATACAAGTTATGCAGACGACGGAGAAGCTGAACAAAAATCTGGTAAAGGTGTTAGAAGCCATGCTAAATCACAGTCAGCCGCTGAGAAGAAAGAAAAAGCTCCGGCACAAAAGCAAAGTCCAAAGAGTGCCAAGACATGGGGCATGAAAGACAGCGAGAAGTTTGACAATCGTGATAAAGAAGTTGACGAAACTGTAGGTTCAGGTGGAATTTATGGCCAAGGCGTTTATGAAGGTAAGGGCAAGAAGCCGGACTTCTTAGACATGGACAAAGACGGCGACAAGAAAGAGCCAATGAAGAAAGCTGTTGCTGATAAAAAAGCAGGTCCAAAGAAAGGTGTAAATCCTTTTGCTAAGAAAGTTGACGAAGCTCTTAAAGGTAAACAAAAGAATTTAGATGTCGATGATGATGGCGATATCGAAGCTGATGACCTAGCAGACCTACGTGCTGGCAAAAAAGAAAAGAAAGTTAGCGAAGCCGCAAAGCAGACTATGAGTCGTGCGGCCAAAGGTCATGAAAAGTATGGCAAGGAAGGCATGGCGGCATTGGCCAAAGCTGGTAAAGAAGGTAAAGACTTAGACAAGGTACGCGACAAGTATGACAAATACAATGAGTCAGTTGAAGTAGTTGCACCGCAATTAAACGAATCAGTTGAACTAACACGTATTAAGTTTTTAAGCGGTCTCTAATATGGACATGAAGCGTATACTACAGGCGATGGATGGAGTTGCTACTAAACCTGTAGTAGGCGTTAATGACATGGCCAAATTTATTCGTGTTGTAAGCGAATCTAATAATACGCCAGCTATTCTTGAAGAAGGCACAAATCACCATAAAGTTGCATTGCCGGTACAAATGGCCATGCAACATTACCAACAACCTACTCCCAATATTGAATTAAAGCCATCTTTGTTAAAACAATATTTTGCAGAAGCTGAAGAAGAGATATCTACACAACTTGCAGAAGAAGAGGCAGACCGTAAATTACGCATTAACATGTATGCACACAAAATTGCAAACCGTGTTTTAATGAAAGAATCAAAAAATCGTTGCTCACAGTGTGGTATGACTAATTGCACTTGTCCAGCTGGCAAATGTAAATGCAAGCCTATTGCAGGATGGGTGCCTGGTAAAGGTTTTAAAAAGGCTATATCTGAATCTCCTATAGAGATGACCAACGATCCTAATGACCCACATATATACGGACACGAAAAAGCTAACCCTATGAGCCTTAAAGGCCGAATCATGTCGGCTAGAGCACAGTTAAAAGAACTAGCACAACTAGCAGAACGTGATGATTTGCTAGCATGGGAAGAAATTTGTAAGAAATCCAAAGGCGGCATGTTCATGGGTCTAGAGCAAAACTTAGAACAGATTCGTCACGGTATTAACGAGCTTGCTGCCAAACGTAGGCAAGGCGGCATTGCCAGTCGTGGCATTGATAAGAATATCGGTGAAGCAGTTAATGCCGCGCAACAGGCCGCCATTGCCATTGCCAAGAAGAAAGAACAAAAAGCAGACGAAAGTCTTAAAACAGATAACCCATGCTGGACAGGTTATAAGCCAGTAGGTACAAAAAAGAAAGGTGGCAAGACAGTTCCTAACTGTGTGCCTAAAGAATAATAGGAAAAAAAATGGACTTAAAATCACTTATTGCAAAAATGGATCAAATTGAAGCTAGTGCATATATTAGCGAAGCAACTGCTCCTACCGAATTTACACCAACACACTTTCATAAAGGCAACTTAGGTAATAAGATGCCATTAATGCAAACACCAGACGGAACATTTTGGTGGGAAGGCGGTAATCAAGGTGGTGAGGGTCCAATGACTGGTTCTCGTATTACTTTATGGAACGGTGATACACTAAATCGCTCAGGATGGAATCCTGCTAGTGTTGACGGCGTTATTAAAGACGGCAAGTATATTGATTTTCCAGAAGGTGTTAATTGGAAAGATTATAAACAAAAAGCAGACGACGAATCTGCTGTACTAGCAAAATTAAAGAAATTACTTGAACTAGTTGACAAATATATGGCACTAAAAGCAAAACGCGGTCAAGGTGCAAGACCAGCAACTCCAACTACACAAGACATGGGAGATGGCAGTAAATTAACTGTAGATCCTAAGACCGGAGTGGCAGCTGCCACAAACAATGATGGTACTCCATATGTGCCCGGAAGCAATCCAAATCTACCAAAGAACAGGGTAGGAGAAAATATTACATTTAAAGGATCCATTGCTAATAGTCTTGTTGAATCGTTTGGTTATGAAAATAAAACTGACGAAGGTGTAATGGGTGTATTAGGAAAGGCTGCTCCAGGCGTTGGCGCAGTATTAGGCGCACAAGGTGCTTATGATAGTTACAAGAAAGGCGACTATCTTGGGGCCGCACTAAACGGATTATCTGGTGCATTTTCATTAGTTCCAGGTCTAGGTTGGATTCCAGCACTAGGATTTGGTGCATGGCAAGCTGGTCGTGAATTAAGTGGTGCTACTGACAAGTATGATACTCCACAACCCGGAGCTCCACAGCAAGGTGGCGCTAACCCAACTCCGGGCAATGTTGATCCTAAACTACAAGCACTACAAAAGAAATTAATTGCAGCCGGGGCCGATTTAGGACCAACAGGCGCTGACGGTGTTATGGGCAAGTTTACTCAAGCCGCTATGCAGAAGTTTCCAAATATTAAAGAAGGTGTAATGATGACACAACCAAAATCAGTAGCAGAGTCTATTAGAGAATTACAACAAAGACTAGAATTAATTGAAAATGACGGAGCACCAGTTCCTCCAGAGGCTATGGTGCCACCAGTTCCTCCAGAGGCTATGGTGCAAGAAGAACCAACACCAACTCCAGCATCAGCCGAAGATGAAAAATTAGCGGCGATGGCTAAAGAAGTTGATGGCACTATTATCCTGCAAAACGGTAATAAATTTTTAGCATTACCAGATGGACAAATTGTTGATCCAGTAACTATGGAATTGCAAACAAAGCAAGGTGGTGAGTTAGTTGATAGCGGTAAGAACTTAGCTGAAACACTTGATGAAGATATGAATGAAGGGTTATTTGATATTGTTAAAGGCATTGGTTCTGCAATTAAAATGGGTGCAAATCCAGCCGCAAGAGCAACTACTGGTGCATTAACTGCTGGTGGAAGGGCCGCAACTGTTGGACAAGGTACTCAAAGGTTTAACAAAGCGTTGGCGGCAAGACCAGGATTAGAGCGTGGGGCATATAACACAGCTCGTGCAGTTGCAACAAATCCAGGTAAGGCGGCACTTGCAGCCGCGGGTGCAGGATTAGGGGCTGGATATATAGGTGGAAAACTTGGACAAAATCCAACTGCTCCAGTTAATCCTAACACTCCCCCTAACCGTCCACCCAATCAACAAGGTGGTACTAATCCATCACCAGATGCACAAACCGGCGATGATGAAGAAATGAAAGCCTTACGTGCTCAAATTGAAGCATTAATGAAAGATTTAAGCACATCTAAAAATCCAGAAGTACAAAAAGGATTGGCAGATATCCAAGCAAAATTAAAATAATATTTTAATTACAATGAGAATGGCAGATTTATTCTGCCATTTTTTACCTTTGAGCTTGTAGTTTAAAGATAAGTAGTATATAATAGGCATATACATTAGGAGATTTACATGTCAGGTCGTTCATACGGTGCAGAAGAAAAGGCAAAACTAGAAAGATTGATTACAGAAGGTAGTACAGTACTACGCGAAGTTGAAGACCTACAAGAAGGCTTAAAAGAAACTGTTAAAGCAGTTGCAGAAGAATTACAAATTAAACCTAGCGTTATTAACAAAGCCATTAAGATTGCACATAAAGGTGATTGGGCGGCTTATAACGAAGATTGGGAAGAGATTGAAGCAATTTTAGATATTACAAAACGTATCTAAAGATAGTATAATATAGATGGTCGGCGGGCCATAATCCGCAAAGTAGGTGTTTGTCAGCCCTAAATGACATATGGAGATTAAATGAGCTATGTAGACGCATGGTTTGACCGCGAGAATGATATCATTAAAGTGGTTGAACGCAATAAGAAAGGCGAACGAGAGTTTCGCGACATTCCTGTAAAACACACGTTTTACGTTAAAGATGGAAAAGGTAAATTTCAATCCATCTACGGTGATCCTGTTTCGAGGATCATTTGTAAAAATACAAAAGAACTACGCAAAGAACAAGCTATCAATTCAGGTAAGCAATTATTTGAAAGCGACATCAATCCAATTTTTGTTTGCCTAAGCGAACACTATCTAAATCAAGATGCACCAAAGTTAAATGTAGCCTTTTTTGATATTGAGGTTGACTTTGACCCAGAACGCGGCTATGCTAGCCCGGATGATGCGTTTATGCCTATTACTGCTATCGCAGTTAAGCTACAATGGATGGATACAATGATCTGTTTGGCAATTCCTCCTAAGACGCTTACTATGGAAGAAGCTAAAGTACAAGTTGAAGAATTCCCTAATACATATTTGTTTGATAACGAAGCAGATATGTTAGACATGTTTTTAGACTTAATTCAAGACGCAGATATTTTAACTGGTTGGAATAGCGAGGGCTTTGATATTCCATATACAGTAAACAGAGTGACTAAAGTATTAAGCAAAGAAGATACACGCCGTTTCTGTTTGTTTAATCAATTTCCTAAACGTCGTGAATACGAAAAGTTCGGGCGTCAAAGTGTAACCTATGACTTTATTGGTCGGGTACACTTAGACAGTCTTGAACTGTATCGTAAGTACACATATGAAGAACGTCACACATATCGATTGGACGCTATTGCCGAATATGAATTAGGTCAGCGTAAAACACAATATGAAGGCACATTGGATCAGTTATACAACAATGACTTCCGCACATTCGTAGAATATAACATTAATGACTGTCAACTGTTAGACGATCTTGATAAGAAACTCAAGTTTATGGATCTTGCTAATACACTAGCACACGAATGTACTGTATTGCTACAAACTACAATGGGTGCTGTAGCTGTTACTGAACAGGCTATTATTAACGAGTGTCATCGCAGAGGCTTCCAAGTTCCTAATCGTACTAAAATGGAAGAGCGTGAAGACAACGAAGGTGCCGCTGGTGCGTATGTTGCCTATCCCAAAGAAGGTATTCAAGACTGGGTTGGATCGTTAGACATTAACTCATTGTACCCAAGTGCCATTAGAGCACTTAACATGGGTCCAGAAACTATTATCGGGCAGTTACGACAAACTAAAACACAAGAATACATTGACAATCAAACTGCCAAAGGTAAATCATTTGCCGCGGCATGGGAAGGAATGTTTGGTAGTGTAGAATATACAGCAGTAATGGGGCAGGAAATTGGCACTGATATTACTATCGACTGGGAAAACGGTGATAGCGATGTATTAAGTGCCGCGGAAACATACAGATTAATTTATGAAAGCAATCAGCCCTGGATGCTTTCGGCAAATGGCACTATTTTCACCTATGAGAAAGAAGGTATTATTCCAGGGCTACTAAAACGTTGGTATGCAGAACGTAAAGAGATGCAGGCCAAACTAAAGGAGGCTATTAATGCTGGTAACAAAATTGAAGAAGAGTATTGGGACAAGAGACAGTTGGTTAAGAAGATTAACCTTAACTCGCTCTATGGCGCCATTCTTAATCCTGGCTGTCGCTTTTTTGATAAGCGTATCGGCCAATCTACTACCCTTACTGGACGTGCAATTGCCAAACACATGGCTGGAAAAGTCAATGAAATCATTGCAGGAGAATATAACCATGTGGGTAAAGCAATCATCTACGGAGACACAGACTCCTGTTACTTCTCCGCGTACAAAACCCTAAAGAAAGACATTGAAGCTGGTCTTATACCGTGGACTAAAGAAAGCGTTGTTCAATTGTACGATCAAATCGGCGAAGCAGTAAACGAAACATTTCCACAGTTTATGTTAGATGCTTTCCACTGTCCAAAGTCACGGGGCGAAGTGATTAAGGCCGGTCGTGAGATTGTTGCTAGCAAAGGCTTGTTTATTACTAAGAAACGGTATGCGGTTCTTTACTATGATAAAGAAGGCAAGCGTAGTGACGTAGACGGCAAGCCGGGAAAGATTAAGGCCATGGGCTTAGATTTGAAACGCAGTGACACTCCTGAATTTATTCAAAACTTTCTAAGCGACATTCTTGAAAAGGTATTAACTGGTGCTACTGAGCAAGAAGTGCTAGATCACATCAGTGAATTTAGATTAAAGTTTAAGAGTCGGCCGGGTTGGGAGAAAGGTAGTCCTAAACGTGCTAACAAGATTACCGAGTATCAGGCTAAAGAAGTTAAAGCAGGTAAAGCTAATATGCCTGGACACGTTCGTGCTAGTATTAACTGGAATACATTAAAACGTATGTTTGACGACAAGTATTCGATGCATGTCACTGACGGTGCTAAGGTTATTGTTTGTAAACTTAAACAAAACCCAATGGGCTTTACCAGTGTTGCATATCCTGTAGACGAATTGCGGTTGCCACAATGGTTTAAAGACTTGCCATTTGATGATGCCGAAATGGAGCAAACAATTATCGATAATAAACTTGATAATTTAATTGGTGTTCTTAACTGGGATATTACCAGTACAGAAGAAAAGAATACATTCAATTCACTATTTGAGTTCTAATATGAAAATTATAATTGCCGGATACGGATTTGTTGGCAAGGCTGTTGCTAATGCATTACAATTGCAACATGAAATCATTGTACAAGATCCTAAATATACTGATTATAAAATGATCGACCATTATGATGCCGACGGTATCATAATCTGTGTTGGCACTCCCGAATTACCAAGTGGAGGCTGTGACTGTAAAGACATTGCTAGCGTATTAGATGATGTACCTGTTTTTATGCCAGTGTTGATTAAAAGTTCTGTCACCCCAGAAGTAATTAATGCGTTAGCTGAAATTTATCCGGATCACTGTATAACATACAGCCCAGAGTTTTTAAGAGCAAACACAGCAAATGCAGATTTTATCAATCAAAAGTATATAATTTTAGGTGGTGAAGATCCTGATTGTTTTTGGCAAGATCTGTTTACCACAGTATTAAAAAACTGTAAAATATATTTTAATTGTACTGCTTTAGAATCAGCAATGGTCAAATACAGTATAAATGCATTTCTAGCAACCAAAGTTTCATTTTTTAACAACATATACGACTTGTGCGAGAAAAATGGAGCCGATTATGATGTTGTTAGACAACTTATTACACAAGATACTAGGATTGGTAACAGCCATACACTGGTACCAGGTGCAGATGGAGAGCGTGGATTTGGCGGCCACTGCTTTCCAAAAGATACTGCGGCCCTTATTCATTATGCCGAAAGCATTGGAATTGGGTTTGACATAGTCAATAGCGCCGTAAAATACAACAAAAAGGCAAGAAAATAACTTGACCTTTAGTAAAAAACCTATATAATATACAAACATGGAGAACTATATGAAAGACATTTTACAAGACCTCGTAGCACATACACATAGCTTAGGATTTATTCCTCTAGTTAAAGTAAGTGCAGACACAACTAAAACAGAAATCGAAGCAATGGCTGAAGACCGTTCAGTAATTGTTAATGCAAAAACTAAAACTGTTGTCGACTCGTTTGACGGAGTATTTGGTATGCCTAATCTAAATAAATTGGATATTCACCTTAAGTGTCCAGAATATAAAGAGAATGCAAAAATTAATGTTGTTACCACAGTTCGTAACAACGAAACAATCCCCACAGGCTTGCATTTTGAAAATGCCGCTAAGGATTTTGAAAACGACTATCGTTTTATGAATACCGAAATTATTAATGAAAAATTAAAATCGGTAAAGATGAGACCAGTTAACTGGGACATTGAATTTGAACCTAGCGTTACTAGCATTCAAAGATTGAAAATGCAGGCAAACGCACACAGTGAAGAAAGTGTATTCCAAGTTCAAACAACTAACGGCAATCTAGTGTTTAGCTTTGGTGATGCAAGCACACATGCTGGTAGTTTTATTTTCCAAGCAAATATTGCTGGTAAACTAAAGCAGACATGGTCATGGCCAGTGAATCAAGTTATGAGTATCTTAGCATTAGCAGGCGATAAGACTATGCGTATTGCAGATGTCGGTGCTATGCAGATTACTGTAGATAGCGGAATGGCTGAATACAATTATATTTTACCAGCACAAAGCAAGTAATGAATCGTAACTTAACGGCAACACAAAACGACTATGCGTACTTCTTGCCGGCAACGTCGGGATTTTATAGTACGTTTATAGGAAAACAACGCTACGGCAATTATGTAGACCCTGCACGGTTGCCTGCTAGTTTTATCAACGGCGTAGAAGGATTGAATTACTTAGAACCTGACAAGGGTATGTTTTATTTTGATCATTGTTTATATTCAGCAGGCCATGCTAATTTAGATCTAAACAAAAAAGACGAAAGCGAAGACATGTTTCGTAACAGAGATCGCACAACCAGTTGGGTATTAGGCGACTCTGGAGGTTTTCAGATTGGTAAAGGTGTATGGGCAGGTGAATGGAAAGATCCTGACGGTCCAGAAGTACTGGCTAAACTACAAGAGTGTATTGCTAAAGGTGTTGAACTTATCCCAGTACTTGATGCCAGCGGCACACAAAAAGTTGATAAAAATGGAAATCCAAAGTTTATTAAGTTTGATCATGTTAAAGATTATACTGTTAAATTAGAAGCCGCACAAAAGAAGCGTGAACAAGTGCTAGCATGGATGGATGCACTTATGGATTATGGTATGGTGCTTGATATTCCAGCATGGGTAGAACGCAGTGAAGTTGGTAAGGCAGCTACCGGTATTGAAAGTTATGATCAAGCGGTTAATGCAACAAAATATAATAATGAATATTTTATCAAACATCGAACAGGTGCATGTAAGTTCTTAAATGTATTACAAGGCGAAACACACTCACAAGCTGATGATTGGTATAGTAAAATGAAAGATTTTTGCGACCCCAAAATATACGGCGATAAAGCATTTAATGGTTGGGCTATGGGTGGCCAGAATATGTGCGACGTAGAATTAGTTTTAAAAAGATTAGTAGCATTGCGATTTGACGGGCTCCTTGAAAAGGGTCAACATGATTGGATGCACTTCCTGGGCACCTCTAAGTTAGAGTGGGCAACTTTATTAACTGATATCCAACGATCTGTAAGGAAATACCATAATGAAAACTTTACCATCTCTTTTGATTGCGCATCGCCGTTCCTTGCCACAGCAAACGGACAAATTTATATTAACACCGAAACAGAACATGGCGAAAAATGGGTCTACCGTATGCAGGCTTCTGCAGACAACAAAAAATATTCAACAGACACCCGATTGTTTAAAGACGCAGTAATACAAGACAAGATTTTTGATAAATTCGAATCTAGTCCTATTATTGATCAAGTACAAATAAAAGATATTTGTATCTATGCACCCGGAGACCTAAATAAAAACAGTAAAGAAGGTAAAACTTCTTGGGATAGTTTTAGCTATGCTATCATGATGGGTCATAATGTGTGGATGCATATTAATGCTGTACAAGAAGCCAATCGCCAATACGACAACAATGTTGCTCCCGATATGTTAATACAGAATTTAACAGGAAAATTATTTAAACATGCAGTAGACGAAATCTTTGCAATTAATGACAGAGATCAAGCACTAGCTAAGATTGAAGAATATAAAAGCTTCTGGATTACTATTATCGGAACACGTGGCGCAACAGGAAAGAAATTAATTAACGCACATACAATGGCAGACGAGTTGGATATTCCCCGAGTTGACTATAGCGACTTGAAACCTGTAAAAAACGAAGAGCCTAAAGAAAATAACTTTATGGACTTATTTGAGTAATATAACACGTGAAAACTTTCATGAAAAGAGTTATAATATGACACTACCCGACGAACGCTATCGAGCAGTATTACAAACAGAAAGATTTTTAAAATTAATACTTTCTACTCCTCGAGTTCCAAAAGCAATTAAAGACGGTGCTAGACATTGTCTTAGACATTACCCTAGCGAATATGATATGAGTAAGGCCGCACAAACGAGTCCAGATATATTTGCTGAACGTATGGAAGATGTAACTCGAATGTTTAAAAAATATGAACAAACACAGGCAGAAAAAAATGAAACGTGATTATACTAGTGGTGTAAGCGAAGATGTAACGTTCTTTGTAGGTACAGAAATTGAACGCACTCCTGCATTTGGTATGCGTACACTCTTTGTTGTAGGTACTCATGATGAACAAATCATTATCGGCCTAGCAAAGAATAATAACTGTACGCACATCTATTTTGGTGCTAATCAAAGTTTTCCCAGCCTAACTGTTAACAATAGTGCCGGTTGGAAACCTTGGGAAGACATGATTAAAGGCTGTATTGATGCTGATTTTTGGTGTACATTAGACTTTGATGTGGCTCAACACGAGGGGCTTCTTGAAAGCGGTTTAACCGAATATCGTAGATTTATTCCACAAATTAGTGTAAAATTACCTTATCTAAGTCAATTAGGCTATAATGCTACTATTAAGATAGATGATAAAGATTTTGAAGCAACTAATCCAGGTGTATGGTGTGTCCCAATTGGTGCCATTACACAACGCAAGTACTTTACCAATTGGGATGAATATACTAACGATGAAATTATCAAATGATTACCAGCACCGAAACACTTATCCTTAACATTATCAGGCACCAATTACTTGGCAAACAACTGCCAAGTAACATTCATGGAGACGCAGGACGAGCTTGTGAATCTCTATTGGAGAATATTGGCATTCATATTAATCGAGGAGCAGGATGCGACATTCCTGAAATTGGTTGGGAAGTTAAATGCCGTAAAGGAACTGCCACCAGTGCCCAAACCGTGGCAACAATGCATCCAAATAATGTCATTATAACTCCTTGGGTATTTTCTCCAGTTTACGAAAAAATCCGTAAACAATTAAGGTTTACAACTGACGATTTAGATGTTATAGTTGATATTGATTTATGTGACTTTGATCAACCACAAATACAAGAATTATTACAGACTGCATATGAACATGCAAGATCTTTAATTACAGCAAACCCTAGTATTACCTATACGCCATATGAAGGTTATTGGGGTTATTTTGAAAAAACAAAGAAAGATCGCCCAGAGCTTGATTTTAGACTAGCAGATGGCGATATGGAAAAACTACTAGCAATGACTAACTCGACTTTTCAGGATATATTTTCATATGGTAATTAAACAAGACATCAGACCACTTAAAATGATATGGGTTACCTTTCGCAAAGAAGGCATACATAAATACCCTGCGGCGCTGACAGATCCAGCATTGGCTACAGGAGATGAATATGACGTATCGTTTTTGGGTTACCCTCATCGCCACATCTTTCATTTCAGGGTGTGGATCAATGTGCTCCACAATGATAGGGACATCGAGTTCATCCAGTTCAAACGCTGGCTCGAGTCACTGTATAATGGTCAAGGTGCCGTTCTAAGCCTTGACTACAAGAGTTGTGAAATGATGTCAGACGATCTGTTTGATGTTATTTCCAATAAGTATCCGGGTCGTGAGATCTGGATTGAGATCTCCGAAGACGGAGAAAATGGTTCATTTATCAAATATTAAAATAAGAGGCTATTATGGCTAAGAATTACAAAGACTACGCATATTTTGAAAACCGTCCTGACGTTGTAAGGATCTTTGATGATCTTGAGAAACTGTTAGATTTTTGCCGTATCGAAATGCTACCTTTTAACGAGGCAGACTTGTATAACCGTCAATCAAGAGTTTGGCAACAATACGAGCGTAGCACACGCCCACGCAAACCATGGAACGGAGAGCGCAAACCTTACTTAGGTAAGAATCCCCGCCCACAAACTACTAGGCAATACAATTAATGACTATATTTCTAGTTGATCTAGAAGCAGTTGAAACCAGGTACACGGGTCAATGGAAGACTCATGTACCTGATCTCTTACGAAAGGCAGGACACAATGTTCAAGTTATATCTGGGCCTGAAGATATTCCTTCAGCCACTACTCCTGGTGCTTTTCTTAATTTTGGTGGCACCAATATATACAAGTCTGCTCAAGTTGAACAGATGGGCCGTTTATTTTGCTCCGGATCAGTGGCTCCTGGCGATCACTTCATCTTTACTGATGCTTGGCACCCTGGCATCATAAACTTAAAGTATATGAGTGAATTACTGGGCATACCAGTAACTACACACGGACTGTGGCATGCCGGCAGTTATGATCCTCAAGACTTTCTTGGACGTATTGTAGGAAATAAGCCCTGGGTACGTAATGCAGAGAAAAGTTTCTTCCACGCATTTGACCACAACTACTTTGCCACCGACTTTCATATCAAAATGTTCTATACAAATTTACTAAATGATTATCCTACAGAGAATCCTTGGTATAGCGAACATTTAGAAGAAATTCTAAACGGTGAAGAACCAAAGATTGTACGCACAGGCTGGCCAATGGAATATTTTCAAGATACTCTTGCACCTTATAAAGGTATAAAGAAACGAGATATGATTTTGTTCCCGCATCGTATTGCTCCAGAAAAACAAGTTGAGATTTTTAGAAACTTAGCAGAACACTTACCGCAATATGAGTTTGTTGTGTGTCAAGACAAACAACTTACTAAGCATGAATATCACACCCTACTAGGCCAAGCTAAAATGGTGTTCTCTGCTAACCTGCAAGAAACACTTGGTATTAGTTGGTACGAGGGTGCAGTAGTAGATGCTATACCTATGGTGCCAGACAGATTAAGCTACAGTGAAATGGCATTTGATACATTCAAATATGATAGTGCCTGGACTGAAAGCTATGATGCATACGACTCTGCAAGACCAGCTGTATGTAATAAGATCATTCAATATATGAATCATTACGAACAGTTCTTGCCACAAGTTCGTAAACAAACGGAGGCGTTACATGAGTTTTACTTCTCAGCAACCAACTTGCTTAACAACATTAAATGATATTTACACCATTGATGTAAGTAATATGTCAATCTGTTCAACAGATACTATTACATTAACTGGGTTCAATGATAACTGTTGGAATACTGGAAATATTACATTAACTGGGCCCAGTACATGTTATACGTATTCAACTGGTACCTCAGCATGTACAACTGGATTTTCAAACATAGACATGTCTAGCATATGGAATCGACAGGAGTTTGTTGATTGCATGCCAGAGATATCAAGAATCGAAGCGATGTGTAAAGAATATCCAGGATTAGCAATTGCATTTGAAAAATTTAAAACTGTCTATGCATTAGTAAAGGATGACTATGATACTCCAAAAGATCAAAGAGCAAAGCCTTAATTGGTTAGAACGCTTAGATCGTAAACGTATTATTATGGATCGGCAATGTAACGAGCCATTGTTAACTCGTTACTATTTGTTTTTAAAGGATCGCAAACGTTTTCCGTTTAATGTATTTCTACACAAGTTTCACAAAGGTGATCCCGGTGATGTGCATGATCATCCGTGGCCATATTTTACTTTGATTTTAGCTGGCGGCTATTATGAGTGGGTACTTAGTGGCAATTGTGAAGTGCGTAAATGGCGCGGCCCCGGACATTTTAGATTTTGTAGTGCTAATAGCTATCACCGAATTGAATTAAAAGAAGGTGTAACACCCTGGACCTTGTTTATGCCTGGACCACAAACAAGAGAATGGGGATTCCTTGTTAATAAAAAATGGATACATAATGACCTCTATCTCGAAGATCACAAGCAACACAGTTAGTCCCGGGGTTGGGTATTTAACATCAACCCAACTTCATTCTACTTACGGTGCTATTCCTCCCGGTGCAACCGTTGGTGGTACAGTTACTCTTAATACTACTGGACAGATTTACACAACTAATGGCACTAACGGAACAAATTGGTCTACGTCTACTCCGACTACCGAAGTATTACGTATTAATCAAAAAAATCCTCCAGAACTAGAAGTTAAAGGTCGAATGGTTATTAACGGACGAGACTTAGAAGAACGGTTAGATACGATTGAAAAAGTATTGCAAATTCCCGAGCGTGATGTTAAACTAGAGAAGAAGCATCCAAAGCTAAAGAAACTGTATGATGAATACATTCATGCTTTGGGTAAGTATAGAACATTTGAAGCAATTAAAGGAGATGATAATGGAACTACATGAATCAGTTAGAGATAGCTACAAAGAAATGGTTATCAAAGAACACGAAGGCTTTAGACTTACTCTAAAGAAACACGAAGTACTAAGCCCTAAAGGCTTGTTTAGTATTGACATGATTCAAGAAAGTTTAGAAGACGGTAAAGTTACCGACAGCCAAACATACAATTTCTTTATGACTAAAGAAGAGTGTCAAACATTAGCATACGGATTGACACAGTGAAAAAAGTATATTATACTTGGCAACAAGTAGAAGGTGCTTGTTTAGATATTGCTAGACAGATGCATAATCACAACTGGCGGCCAGATTATATTGTTGGTATTACGCGAGGCGGACTTGTTCCTGCTAATTTGCTTAGTCAATATACTGGCATTAAAATGAACAGCTTGGACATTAGTCTACGTGATGGTGGAGATTGCGTCAGTAATTGCGGCATGGCAGAAGATGCATTTGAAGGCAAAAAGATTCTTGTAGTAGACGATATTAACGATCAAGGATCAACTGTTAATTGGATTAAAAAAGATTGGGAGTCAAGTGCATTACCTGGTCACCCTAATTGGGAATCTATTTGGGGAGATTCAGTTCGCTTTGCAGTACTAACACACAACCAATCAAGTACATTTAAAGATCCAGACTACTATGTGTGGACTGTAAACAAAGCAGAAGAAGACTGTTGGTTGGTTTATCCCTGGGAGGAGTTTTGGTTATGATTAGTAGTTTATTTAAATTAATACTTGGCATATTGCTGATTATTGTTGCAATTGTATTTGGTCCAATTGTCGGTATTTGGAGTTTGAATACATTGTTTCCGGTACTGCATATTCCGTATACGTTAGAAACATGGTGTGCGTATTTTCTGTTGTTAGGAAGCATTACCGGACTTAGATTTGGATTTAAAAAATGAGTGATTTAACTATTGCAGAACTTAAAGAAAAAATAGATAAAGTTACTAAGGACATTGCAGGTTTAAGAGACACCGGTGAAAGCAGTAGGAAGTTAGAAGTCCTAAGTGAATATAAATTATATCTTGAAGATGAATTAAAATTCTTACAAAATGAGAACAGATCTAGAACAAGCACTTGACGAGCAGAGAGCTCCGTGGACTGAAATAGAGTATAGAACGACCGATTTCTGGGTCTTTAGAGATGCATATCCAGTTACCGAAGGGCATTTATTGTTTGTACCTACATTTGAAAAATCTAATAACTTGTATGAGTGTTTTAAAGCCGCATATAAATTTGGATTTGACGGTGTAGTCTCTGAGAGATGGGATGCATTTAACATTGGACAAAACGTTGGTGAAGACGCAGGACAAACTGTAATGTATCCACATGTACATATGATTCCAAGACGTAAAGGTGATATGCCAGATCCACGTGGGGGTGTTCGTCATGTAATTCCAGAAAAGGGAAACTATGCAAGGAAGTAAAAAACATCATGCAGTTGATAGCCGCATTCCTAAATGGGATGAGGGATTTTTACATTTAGTTGAAGTACCTTGGTCCAAAAAACTAAACACAATTAATAAATGGGACGAAGCCTGTGCAGACGTTATGGATGTGTTTGGTTTACCAGGAAATAAATTTGTAAGCCATCCAAAGCCAGATTCGATGGAATTTTATTTTAAATCAAAAAAGGATGCTGAATTATGCAAGATTCTACTTTCCGAGAGAATATAAAACTAGCAGTATTAGTTATTGTATTTTTAATAGCAA